TCGAACTCGCCGCGAAGATCAAAGAAATCCTTCATGTTCGCGCCACCGAACAACTCGATGTTGGCAATGAACTTGCCGGTCACGAACTTCTGAAGCGAGGTTACGCCGGCCGCAACGATCTGCTTTTCATCGTTGATGACGATCCAAAGCTGTTTCAGCTTGTTCGCCAACGCCGTCGCCTCAGCCTCAAGTGTCGTCATTTGATCGGAATGTTCGACCGCCCGCTCAAGCAGCGGCGCGATCTGGGGCCACAGCGTTTGAAGCGGTGACTTGCCGTCCGACCCCGCATCAGGGGGCACCTGTATCAAATGCATTACGTGGTGATGCCCGTGGGCAGCGAGTCACCGCCAGCCCAGCCGCCGTTCGCAAATCGAGGATCCCACGCGCCCTGATTGCCCATCGCACCGTAGCCGTAACCGGCGCCGCCGAAGCCTGCGCTCTGCATGAAAGTGTCCAGCATGTTTCCGGTCATGCTGTAGGGATTGGACGATGCCGTGCCGCCCAAGGACGCCGTGAGAGCGTTGTTTGCGTCCATTGCAGCCTGATTGGGGTCGAAGCCAGACGGATTGCCTGATGACAGGTCACCGCCATAGGCCGCCACCAGGCTGGCGAACCCGGTTGGATAATTGCTGTTGAGATTGGCGTAAGGGTTGGCGTCGATTTGACTTGTGTCACCACCAATCAAAGATCCCAACCCCTGGCCCACCAGGTTACCAATCGTATTGCTCGGGCTCATAAGCTGGCTAATGACGGACGGACTATTCTTGTCCGCAATCGTGTTTGAACCGTCACCAACTGCATACTGGGTCTGCGACGGACCATTTGCGCCCGTGTCGTAGCCGTTAACGAGCCCAGACCCGAAATTGAAAGCCGAGTTCGCCAAGCCAAGGCCCGGCACGACCATTCCAGCAAGACTGAGTGCACCGTTTGCCGCCTGCGCCGGGCTCACCCCAAATGGCAGCCCAGACGATGCATCAGACGCGTTGGGAAGCGCCGGCAACCCCGGGGCAGGATTGCTGGGTAGCGAAGCCGAAGGATCATAATACTGGCCTGTGCTGCCACCGGAGAGTCCGTAGGACGGGAATTCCGCAAACTGCGCGTCTCCCGTACTGCCGCCCATCGGCGTGTAGCTGTCGTTACCCGCAATCGGGTTCACAGCTTCGTTGTTCTGCCCGCTGACCGGCTGCGAGGTGCCCTGGCCGGCTTGGTCTGGCGAGCTGTACGTCTGGGGCGTGACGGCGCCACGTCCACTGAGCGCGCGCGGATTCACGGACGGATCAACCGTCAACCCGCCAGCCTGGCCAGGAAATGCGTAGCCATCAATGCCAGTCATAAGCTGCGGCTTCATGGCGTTGGCAAGCAGTGTAGAAAGGTTGCCGATGCCTGACAGGTCACCGAACCTGTTAATTCCGCTGGGTATGGTCATCCGAGGATCACGTATCCAAAGGTTCTGTCCGCCTGCGAATTGTTCGCGTGCGTGAGCTTGAAGCTTGTCCCCTCCACATAGTCAGAGGGCTTGATATAGATGGTGCCGTTGCCGACTTCGGCCGCAGCGTTCGCCGTCTGGGGCGCCAGAAAGACCGAGCTGTTAGCCCCGATCAGCGGATTGGAAACCGTGGTGCTGGTTACGCCCGTGCCCAGAGTGACTGACCCAATGGCGTTGATTTTGCCAGTTAACCCGGCATTGATTGCACTGGCGATCTTGCGCGGGTTAGATTCATCGGGGGCAACGAGCGGCGTGGCGATCTTCGTCGTCACAGCTCGCCGTCATCCTCTGCGTCAATATCCAGGCCATTGGCGAATGTCCAAGTCGTCCCGGCGGGTATGTCGATCTGAAGCCTATGGAACCGGCCAGACGATAGCAGCGGCACATCGCCGTTGCTCTGCATGGCTGCCGATGATGTCAGCGCTTCAGAGTCCGCGAACCGCTCTCGGCTTTGGCATGTAATAGTCGCAGCCGACGTATCGCACAGTGGGCGCAGATTGGTGATTATCGAGCGCCGACCCTTTGAAGGCTCAACGTCCGCCGTCGTCATCGTGGCAGCTAGATTGCTTCCCGCAAGTGAGCATAGTTGATGGCTGGAATTGAAGATGCCCATATAGGCCGCGCCGCCCGTCCATGCGCGACTATCGAAGCTGATCGGCACGCTTTCGATGGTCGAATAGACCAAGCCAATGCCTTCGAGCGTCCAGGCTTCTGACAGCGCCGGATATATCAGCTCGTGCGCCAGCTTCGCGTACGACCACTGCTTGTTGTACCAATTGTAGGCCAGGATTGTGTCAGGCTTGGTGACATCCGTCGCATCGGTCGAAACGAAGGACCAGAACACCAACTTGTTCTGAGGGTCGAAGCCGGAAGTAACTTCTTCAAGCGTGTTCGGCTGCAAATGTGCAGCAAACCATTGGTCAACCATCTGGTTGCCGATGGATACGCTCTGGTTGTCGCCGTCCTTCTGATAAAAGCCGTCATGGTCGAGAAAGAAGACGCTTGCCCCCACCTTGACCAGCGACCCCGGCGCCGCGACGCCTCGATTGGTTTCCAGTACGTCAAACTGGAAATATAGCGGCGGCCCCACATAGGTCATGCGGGTTATGATGTTGTCCTGAAAAACATAGCCGACGTCCCCGCCAACTATGCCTTGGATCCAGCCGCCATCCTGAAGCGTCTGGGAATCGCACTGCGCCGTGCCCTTGGTCCAATTCGTCGAGTCATTGAACCCCGACCAATAGACTTCGGAAGGACTATTGGCAGTATTCGCCAGAACTACGAAATCACGGATCCGGGCAATGTGCCTGGCCTTGGGCGGGCTACCCGTCAGGTCCGCGAACAGGGTTGACGACCCCATGTCGTAATACTGAACTGGGTCAGTAATTTCCGTGGCGATTACGCGCTGTCCGAACTGGACAAATTTCCAACGCTCCACGGTCCCGACGCTATAGCCGCCGCTCTTGGAAACATCCGAAAAAGTGCCGGCTGAAAGCTTGTAGAGCTTCGTACCATCGCCAGCGAACGTGTTGATCGACCCAAATGCATCTATGGCAGAGAATGCACCGGCGCATTGCCCATTTAGCGCCGTCGAGATGGCCGACATATCCCTGACTGGGATATATCCGGCACCACTTGCGAACACATTCTTCGCGTCAGTCTGGCCCTGGTTGGCGAGGCCGAACATATCCGGTCGCCAATCCGAAAGACCTATTCTCAAGGGTTGCCCGTGTCGCTAAAGGCCTGCCACGGCGAACCGGAAAAGCGGTCGTCCTTGTCAGACAGGTTTAGGCCGTTGATGATGCCGGCGAACATGGCGCGCGCCTCTGACGCTTTCTCCGCATTGCGAATATAGCTGTATGCCTCCGCGAGCGTTCCTTGCAGGTAGGCGCCGAAAGCATTCTGAAGCAGCCAGTTGGTGTCGCTGTCGCTGGAAAGCGCGGTCAGCTTCTTGTAGTAGAGGCTCTTGCCAGTATAGGTGCTGTCTGGGATCGGGCCGAACACGAAGTTCTCGCCCTCAATCGTGTAGCGCGTAGGCGTGTCAGAAATGGAACTGATGTAGGTGCGCCAGAACAGCGTCGGAACAATATACTCAAGTTCTTGGATCGGGTTGGTGTTCAGATAGAGGCGTCGTGGCGCGAGGTAGCCGGTAGGGAGCGCCACAGTCTGGGCGTTGATCGTGATGTCGGCAGACGTCTCCATTGCGCGGATACGCAGCGGATCAACCGGGATGGGTCCAGCCCTGTCGCCATACGCGATCTTCGTTTCGGCCAACTGCACGAAGTACGGGATTTGCGTGGTCAGGTTGGAGCGATTGAGGAAGCTCGCTACCGTAGCCTTCAGGTCGCCAAAGGTCGAAAGGCTCAATTACTTACCCGCGCCCAAGAGGCCGACAATATTGGTCGCCGTGGTGCTTGTAGCCTTGATGTTGCGAAGGCGAACCGGGATTAGTGCCCCAGCGGGCACAGCCTTGAACAGAACGGTGCGGCCGGACGGCGTGACCACGTTCACGTCACCCGCGACGCCAACGTAGAACCCTACAAAGTTATTGGGGAGCTCTTTGGTATCGCTCGTAGTGATTGCAAATGCGTCGTAGGCAAGGGCTTTGGGGTCGAACACTTATCAGGCATCCATGATGGACGTTGAGCCGTCTTGCCAGCATCAGGATCATCGATCCCGTAAGGCACCTTGCGGCAGGGGTGTAAAAGGTAGTTTTGGGGCGGCACATAGACGCTAATCCCGCGCCCGCGTGCGAAGCCGATCAGATATTCCATATTAGGGCGCTGATAGGCGTATTCACCGCCAGTCGCCAAGTCGCAGCCCCAAATCCCGATGCGATCCGCACCTTCCAGGATCGCGAGCGCCATCATGTAGGCGATGGAGCTTTCGAGATAGGCAGTCCCGTAGCAGGTCGCGCCGAAGGTCTTCTTCACCTCCTCCATCGGGTATTCCACCGAGTGAGGGATGTCCGCTTCCTGCTGAAGCATGTAAACCGGGACCGTAAGCCCTGCCATCCATGCCTTGTGTATCTCCGCTGGCTCGCCACCGCCAAGGAAGTTGCGCCAGTTTTCGTGCATCTCGAAGTGACGGTCTGCACGCGGGAGCAAGTCCCAGGCCAGTGCCCACACTTCCCAGTCGTTAAAGTCGATAGGGGCATCGCTCCGGGAGTTGGAACACTTCCCCATGATCGCTATCTTGCGCATCAAAGCTCTTTGTAGAGAGCCTGTTTCACCACTTCCGCCTCTTTGGAGAGGAAGTTGGTGTACTCGAAGTCACCGATATGCGCGATCTGCTTGCTCAGGTCGTGGTCGATATGAACCGGGATGCCGGCCTTGTGCAGCTTGCGGCAGAAATACACGTCCTCACCAACATGCTTCACGAACTCCGGCGCCTGCGGCTCGATGGCAAAGAACGGCAAGTCAAGCTTGTCGAACACCCGCATGTCGATCAGCACGCAACCGAAGCCAAGAACGCTAACCTCCTGAATTCCGGTCGCGTTCTCGCCGGACCAAACCGGCCCAACATAGTCGGGGCTGTCCAGATAGGCGGTTGGCCTCGCCTCCATGTTCTTGCGGGGGTAGTTGACGCCCACACAGGCCAGATTGTGATTCAGTAGCCGGGCAATCGTGTCCGGCGGAAATTTCATGTCCGTGTCAACGAACAGGATATGCGTGGCCTCGAAATCGTAGGCCCTGGCCACCAACCGCGCCCTGCCCTCGGGCAACAGCGAGCTTTTGACGATGGTTACGTCCACCTCTTTGCTGCCGTCGTAAGGCAGGGAGGTGAAGTGAATGGCCGCGCGCGTAACGCTATGCAGAAAACCGGCCTTGCAATCCCCGTGGCTAGGAATGGCAATGAGAACCTTGAGCGGCCGAAGCGGCTCATTCTTGCCCGCCACAGGCTTTGAGCCCTGACGCTTGCCCTTTTTCATGTGTCCCTCAGCTAGTGACTAAACTCGACCGCCCCATGTGCGGAATTTCTTGTTGTCAGAATCATTGGCCCATTGGCGCCAGCGTTTCCTGTCTGCAAACCATCCCTCGCGCATCGCTTGGTCCATGACCTGCATGGGTATGACGGCGACGTGACGAAAATCTTTGCCGGGCGGTTCGTCTGCAATGACCTTCGCTGCCTCTATGATCGGATCACAATCCTGCGCGGTCTTGATGAGCAAGTCGCCGGGACGCATCTCGTCAAAATAGGCGACTTCGTGCAGTCCGCCGAACGAGCTAAGGAGAAGCTTCTTGGTACTCACTGGCCGTCACCATAGACGTAGGCGTAGTATTTCTTGGCGGCCTCAAGTACGCCGTCTGCGCCGCCGATCTTCTTGTTCGGCTCGGCAACGGTGAACTCAGGCTGGGTCTGTAAGGCCCATTCGATGCAGCGGGCTTTGTATTCAGGGCTGACAAATTTGCTCATCGATGCGGTGCCAGGGTCCGGAACAATCATCTTCCCTCCAAGAAAGAGGGGCCGAGATTGCTCCCGGCCCCGATGCTACGATTACGACGAAGTGTTCAGGTCAGCGATGACGCCGAACGCACCTTCGTTGCGCATTTCCAGCGTGTATTCCACACGTAGGTCCTTGCGCTGCGAGTCGCCAGTCTTCGCCAGGTCATAGGTGAAGACCGGGCGCAGATAGGCAACCGAAGCGAACTCCGGGTCGTACACGATGGCAGAACGCTCGCGGCTGAAGCGGTTGGGCACCACCTTCAGGTCGCCATAGTCCGACGCATACATGTCCGCCGCGCCCTGGATCACATTCTTGTTGTTCAGAACGGTGCGGGCGTTGGAGCGGCCAGTGAAGGTCGAGATGGTCTGCTTGTTGTGCGGGCCAACCATGATGATCGACGGATCACCGCCGGTCGCGTACACCTGGGCCAGCAGCTTCTTCAGAAGCGATTCCGTCAACGCACGCAGATGGGTCGCATCCGTCGCGGCATTGGTCGTGCCGTTGACACTGGTCGAGGACTTGCCCTTCGTGCCGCCCGAAGTCGCGGTAGTTTCACGCTGGGTATTGGTACGCAGCCAGGCTTCGAGACCGCGCAGCTTACGCGCAGTGCCGGTGGCACCCAAGGCGCCGGCCTGGTTGGAACACAGAATGGTTTCCATATCGCGCTTGAGCTCTTTCGAGCGCTTCGCCATCTGGTAGCCCATTTCCGAATTGCGGCCGGCCTTGTCCACGCTTTCCTGCGTGCCGGTCACAACCACGTCCTTGCTGGAAATCTGGCAGATGTTGCTCAGACGGACAGTCGGGGTGGACGACGTACCGACAACCACGTCACCTTCCAACTGGGCGTTGGTGGACGAAGCGGAAGCCAGGGTATCGGTCTGCCATTCATGCTTGGTCGCCTTGGCCTTCGACTTGCCGATGGACGACATGAAGGGGGTCTGGGTAGGCGAGATGTTGTAGATGACGTTGGTGAGGTCTTCGCGATTACCGATAGCGCCATAAGAGCTAAAGGCATTGGTCTGGATAGTCATGTTGGGTTAGAGGCTCCTGTCCTCAGAACATTGATTGGAACACCCGAGCCGCATCGTCGATGCTGCCGGTCTTTTGGAGCCGCTCGAAATCACCCTTTAATTTCTCGTCCTTGCTGGAAGACTGCGTGACCGTTCCCGGTTGCTGAACCGGAGGGGCCTTCGCCGCTTTCGCCTGTGCGGTCTTGAGAGCCGCCTGTGACGCCTTGAACTGCATGGCGTCGTGCAACAATGCGAAGTCATTTGCCGATGCCATAGCGAGCTGCTGGGGCGTGTAACCACGCTCCTTGATCGCGAAGTCCTGAAGTTTCTTGGCGAGTGCCGGACCCTTTTCGGGGTCCTTCAGATCGGGCAAGAACTTTTCGAGCTTCGTGCGCTCACTGGCCTGCCATTCGGCATGACGCTGCTGCGCCTGCTGATTGGCCTGACCTTGGGCCGTCTGCTGTGCCTGCTGGGCCTGCTGCAAACGGGCATTGGCAATGACGTAACGGTTGTAGCGATCCGGGTCTTCTTGGGCGACCCTCTGCAAATCATCAAAACCCTTGATGTCTGCAAACTCGCCCCTAATCGCCGCTTCCAACTGCGGGACATAGGTATTGAGTGCGTTTAGGAACTGATTTCGAGTGGCTTCGGCTTCCTGAATCTTGCGAGCCGCTTCCGAACGCATCTGCTCCACGTCCGGCGCAGCGGCGTGGGCAGGCTGGGAAGGCTCTTCCGGGACTTCGGGGGCCGTATTGTCCGGGGCAGGCTCCTGCCGAGCCTCACTCGCCGGGGTCTCAACCTCGGACGCCTGCGCGGGCGCCGATGGCTGGGATTGGGGTACATCGGTCTGGGCTGGCGCGTCATCAGGTTGCTGCCTGTTAAGCAGGTCCGTGATGGCGCTTGCCGCCTGATCCAGATCGAGGTCTGTGTTATCTGAACTGTTTAAGTCGTCGGCCATGTGAATATGCTCCGCTTCGCACCCTCAAGTTCTTTGAGGCGCGCTTCCTTGAGTTTTCCGGTTGTGGCCGTGCTCTGAAGATCAGCGACGAGCTTCTCGATCAGGCAGACGTAGCGATGACAGTCTTCACGGGCTTCAACGGTTTTAGCGTTGCGCCATGCCGCGTGATATTGCTGGTCAAGCGCGTTCAAGGCGTCCCGGAGATACTGGTTCTCTAGGAGTGCCTGGGCTTGGAGCCCCCTCTGGATTTCGTCCATTAGCCCGGCTTGCCGCCCGGCCTGACCGCAGGATCGGCAACCTTCATGGCGTTCGCCACGGCTGCGTTCTGCGTGTCGATTTCGTGGTCCAGAATGATTTGCGTCTGGCGCATCTTCAGTTCTTGCTGCGTCTGATAGGCCTGTAGGTTGGCCTTCTGCGCTGCGACGAACATCTGCGTTCTCGCGTCAGCCTGGTTCTTCTGTGCCGTCAGCGCGACATTCGCCTTGGCCTTGGCCTGCTCGATCTGCATCTTGCCGGCGGTCTGGGCCTGCTGGTTCTGGATATGAGCCTGGGCCTTAGCGGTCTCGGCCTGCGCCTTGGCCTGATCGGCAGGGTTGGGCCCGGCACCGGGCGGCATGATTGGCTGTTGAGCCTGCGGACCCTTCGGAAAGCTGAAGAAACGATCCACACCCTTCAGGCCCATAGCATTGATGCCGATCTCCGCGCTGTTGCGCAGATTATCGGACGAGACGAACCCAAGCGGGATGGCCTGGGCCTGCATCTGGGCCAGCAATCCAGCATGGGCCAACTGCTGATCCCGGTCGCCCATGCCCAGACCGACGCTTGCGGTCAGGTCCATGTCGCTGTTCCACGTGCGCGGGTCCATCGGAACCCAATCGTCACGCAGACGCACCATGCGCGGCTTGTCCTGATACTCACAAATCAGCTTCAGAATGAGCCGGAACGCGTCCTTGACGCCCGTCTCAGCAAAGGTTCGGGCGATAAGCTCAATCTTGCCCATCGCGGCCGACATCAGCATACGCTCGCCAATGGCTGTCTCGTGCAGCTGGTTGGCGCCCAAGCCCTGCGTGCGCTGGGATACGCCCGTGCGCTGCTCCATAACGCTGTCGATGTAATTCAGGCCGTTTAGAGCCTGGTCACCGACATTGGGCACTGGAATGGGGTTAATGGTGCCAATGGCCTTGACGCGGATCTTGCGGCCCGGCGCGCTCGAAAGCACCTCGGACGGATCGATCACCTGGGATTCGACAACTTCCTCGCGCTGGTTGTTAGCCAGATAGAGATTGTCGAGGTACTGACGCATGATCGTGGACTTGATGAGCTGAATATCTCGGATCAAGTCGGCAACCGCACGGCCCCAGAAGCGGTGCGGCATGAGAATGGGTGTTAACGAAGCAAACGGGCGCGGCGTGTCCCAAGCCTCGTTGCTAAGGATTTCGTAGACAGCGCCGGCCGTGACCACCTTGCGCATTTCCGCAATGCCGTCACCATCCACGTCAGCGAGGATATAGCCCTCGGTGACCCAGATTTGCCGCATAGCGTCGTTGATGTTCGGCTGGCCGGCCGGGACAACATACTCAACCGTGTTGCGGGCGATTTCCTCGGCATCCGTCTGAATGCTGGTTTCGTCGCCAGACAGGCGCTCGACAATCTCGCGGGAATAACCTTGCTCGATCATCCATGAAATTGTGCGGCGGCGGCGGTGGCCCACAAACCGCGCATGAGCAATATCGCGAGCGTCCTTGGAAATCAGGAACTCTTCCGGCGGAACCGGAACGATCTTGACGCACCCGCTTTTGTCAGTCCGCGTGATGACCAGATCGTGATAGGTCTGACCGTCATCGCCGTTAATCTCCGTATGCTCGGAGACTTCGACGCTCGGATCATTGACAATCATTGCGAACGAGACATCGTCCAGGCCGGCGTAACGCTCGCGCTTGGTCTTGGGCGTATCGTCCCACCAGATCTTCAGGATGCCATTCTTCTGAAGCAGGGCGTCCTTGAACCAGCTGTAATAGTTCCGGTAGCCGTGATTGTCGCGGTTCCAGATATAGTTGACGTAGTCCGTCGCCTGCTTTGCCAGCGGAACGTCGCGCTCTGTCTCAGGCTGGAACTCTACCGTGTCGTCCTGCGAGCAGAAAATCCGCATGAGCGTCGGCAGAATCCACTCGACGGTATCGGAAACGTCCTGCGAAACGACTTGCGAGCGGCCATCAATCTCATTGCCAAACGGGCGCGCCTGGTAATAGTCCATATTGGCGGCACGTTCGATGGATAGCTGGGAATTGGCCTGACCGTCCGCACCTTCAATCTCAGCACGTATGATAGCCTTGAGGTCGGAGTCGGTGACCCCTTTGCGTGCTGCCAATTAAGCTGTCCGTTCCGGTGTGTGCCCGAATGTGAGCGACTTCAAGAATACCGTGCCCGATCCCGCTGGCGCGAACTCAAGCAGGTAATGGCAAGTCCCCTCGGTGTGTTGCAGACGCAAATGGCCGTACTCATTCCGTATTTCCATGATCGGCTTGGAATAAACGGTTTCAGCTTCGTCAGTCATACGACCCATTTAGTGGCAGGCTGAGACCAGCCAGAATTGTTGCGCGGCTCTTCGTACGCGACGCACATCAAGCCGAACGCATCTGCGGCATGGCTCGACCAGTCATGTTCCGGTCCCAAGCCAATCTCGCGCTCATCCTCGGACTTCTTCTCGTGATACCAGCCAAGCGCATCGCGGCCGGCTTCAGTCCTGCTTACGTTGAACCAGATGCGCGGAAAGAGCCGGCGAGCGGCCTCAATACGCATCTTGGCAGCCCCCTTACCCTGATTGGGGATCACATCGACGTTGAACTGAGCGTCTTGAAGGGCGCTCTTGTACGAAACGTCGTGAACCTTATCGTTCGTGTCGCCGTCATGCGGCAGGACACACAGCGCCTTGGAATAGCCGTTGTCACGAAGCCACTGCACATGACTGGCAAGCGGCTGGCCCTTGGCCTCATAATAGTCAAGCACGCGAATCTCGCGCCCAATGAACTGGCTGATCCAAATCGAGCAGGCGTCAGCCTTGGCGCCCGTACCGCCGATGTCCCAATAGGCTCGCAGCGTCATCAGAGGGTCGGCTGCGACGTTGCCGATGCGGCCCTGTGTTTTTGCCAGCAGCAGCGCCGAGGCGTAGTAAGCCCCCTCTACCACGGTCGCGTAACCGCCTTCCCAGATGTGATCGACTTGCTCTGGCCGCTCTGCGATGTCTCGCTGGCGATCACGTTCAAGCTTGGCTGGGAACTTGGGGTTGTCCCGCCAGTTGCATTCGACAACCTTGATGCGCGGATCAGCCGACCGGCGAAACCTGGCCTCTACCGGCGCCGCCTTACGTTTTGGGTTCCACGTCACCCATAGCTCGGCATTCCAATCCTCGCCCTCCTCTCGAAGGGTCGGGATTACAGTCGTCCAGGCCGTATCAGTTACGGGCTCGGCCTCATCCACCCACAGGATGAGAACGCGGCCCTTGGACTTGATCGAGGCGACGTTACGATCCAGGCCAACAAAGGTGAACCAGATGCGCCCGTCCCGGCTTTTGATGTACTTCTCGCCAACGTCGTAATAGTCGGCAAGGAACGGCTCGTCGGCTATTGCCCGCTTGCACTCCTCAAGCGAGGAATCCTCAAGCGAGTTCATGAACTGGCGACCGCAGACAAGTTGGCCGCTGATACCCTGCTTGCCAAACATGTAACCGCGAACCGCGATCATCTTGGCGAAGCTTCTGGTCTTGGCGGATCCTCGCCCGCCGTAAGCCCCCCGAACGTCGGCCTCTCCCATGAATACCGGGATCAGCTTTTTGGGGAGGTCAATCCTTGCTGTCGTCACCAGCAGTCAGTTCTGTCAGCACGACCTTGGTCACCACTTCAAGCGGACCCTCGCCGTCTGCACCCGCAATTGCTTGGACAGCCTTGCCATCTAGGCGGTCAGCGACTTCCTTGATTGCCGGCACATCGCCACCAGCGGCCTTATCGACCAAGGCTTCGGCAATGCGAGCGATCTTCGTCTTGTCCCCCTCAGACCGCATAATCGCCAAGGTCAAAGCCTCTCTGAAAAGCTTATGTTTTTTTGGCCCGGGCGTTCCGTTCGGGTTGCCAGACTTTCCCGGCTCGAAAGGCATTGCGTTTTTCCATTAACTCTTTAGGCGGCCTTGGAAAGGGCGCGGGGCATGAACACGGTCTCAGGACTGCGATAAACTGCAAAGCCCTTGGGGCCGCGCGGACGGTTTTGAGGTAGCCGTTCGTTGCGAAGGCGGTAACCACATCCCCAGTCCGTTTCGATCCAGTAGTCTGCGTTGGCGGCAGCGAGCTTCTGGCGGATGCGACAGACATGGACACTGACGTTCTTCATGCCGATGTCGGAGCCGTCTGCCTCGTCAAAAGCCAAGGAGCTTAGAAGCGATTCGGGCTTAACTGTTTTGCCCACGCGGGATACCAAGTGCTGCCAGACGCGCAGTTCGCGACGGTTGAGGTGGACACGGGGCGGCGGAGATACGCCCTCCTTGCCCATGTATGCCTCGCACAGAATGGATATTTTGTCTGCGGCGCGCTCGACTGCCGGATCAACCGAGATTGCCCGGATCTGATCCAGAAGCCTCTCGACTTCCTGATGAGCTGACATAGTTCAATCCCCTCGGATTGGTTAGGCTGCGATACGGCCAGCGGATGCCGGCGGATTTGTCGGCCGCGGGCCAGGATCAATCGCAAAGCGTGGATCCGGCCTGAGACGGAAGTCCTCGACAACCTTCGGCGTAAAGCTGACCGGGCTATAAGCTGAACAGCGATGAGTGGCGCGGGCGCACTGACCGCCGACCTCGTAACGAGTTAGTGTCCCGGAATATGATTCAACGCTGACTAGGGTTGCCATCCAGGCCCTCGTCTTTGAAACTGCCCTCTGGCATGGATGCGCTGAAGACATGGCCCCGCTGGGCCTCGTGAATTAGCTGGTCTGTCTCGACTTCGGTCTGATCGAAATCGTCTAGGACACCCGCTGTAATGCAGGTGACTGGCTTGCGCGGCGGCATTGCCTCGGCTGATTTGGCAAGAAAAAGCCCCGCGCGGCGATTACCGGGCGAGGCCAACGGCGCAGTTTTGCACCATACGTAAATGTCTACGCAGTTTCCGGAGGACGTGCAAGAGTCGGGATGAGTGCGATCATCGCCAAATATTGCTTTCTCAGCCTTTCCGCCTGATGTTTCATGCGCGCTCGGTAAACGCTATTCGCGAGTGCGTGGCAGCGATGGCAGTTGCGCTGATTGGGGCGGGCGATTTCTCCGCAGGAGCATTGGTTTTGTTTCATTTGCTTCACGGGAAACGTTCCAAGTTGGGCGCATCACTGAATTCCGCAAGAGCCCGAGACATTTCTCTGTCAGAAACCATCATTGCCGTGATGACCCAAAAGCCGGGCCAACCGAACATAAGCGGCACCCAAATCATAAAATGATCGGGATACATCGCAAATCCGACGCAGGGCCACAGGAGGAATGCTAAAAGCCCAAGAACAATGGCCCACATCTTAATGACATGCAGCGCCATCAAGCGCCCCTCGCTTTTGCAATCGCCTCGATAAGGCTGTCCAGAGCCTCACGGAAGCGCGCCAGCGTCGAATCTCGATAGCCAGGCTGTATGGACACCACCGTTTCGGCGACCTTGTAGCCCTCGCCGCAGACTCTCCTACAGATCATCCAGTCGTTGGTGCCCATGGCCAGTTCGACGCGGCGCCAGAACTGCTTGGTGGCGCGCTCAACATCCACGAACGAACCTGAAATCCCGGCAGCGCGGACACGGTTGGGATCGAACCCGGCAGGCCACGAGGCGTTAATAATTCGCCAGCCCTCGTCAAATGCGAAAGCTGCGTCACGCCTTGCATTGGCCCTACGCACCTCTTCCTTGATACCGTGCTTGGCGGCGGCAGCCTTGCAGCAAAGGTGACCCAGCCGAAATTCCTTCTCGTAGACGGTCAGTCGTTCCCAGCCCTGCTTCGCGCCGGCACGGGTTGAGATATGGCGGGTTTGTGCATGATCGGCCGTGATAATCGCCGGGCCCTGGATTTCAACAGCTTCGGCGGCGGTGGATTTCATGTCTTACCCTTTCTGTTGTGTGAGGGCGGCGGTGAGGGCTGCGCGGGCAAGCTTCTCGTAGACGTGGTAATAGTGCGTCGTGTCCTTGCCTTCGCTTTTCAGCATCCCGATAACAGCATCGCGCACCATAACCTCCGTCACCTCTGTCTGTGTGGGTTGGGAAGCGAGATGGTCGGCGCAGGCGTCTACATCGATCACAAGCATAGGGTCGCTTCCGTTTTCTGGCGAGAACTTTGGGTTTTCGACCACGATATAGCGGTCATCTTTGCCAGAAACCTTGTAGCCTTCGGCAATCGCTCTGAGTGCCGCCAGTATCTCGCGCATCACCTTGTCGTCGTGGGTCATTGGGCGTCACCGAATTTCGCCAGAGCCTCTGCAAGCCATTTCTTTGCCACCGCTTCAGCGCGTTGCTGGCCAGCGACCTTATCAATCGACCGGGTCTTTAAGCGATTTCCAAACACTGACACGTTGTATCGCGGCTCTCCATCTGCGAGTTTAGACAGGCCCTCATACCAGACTGACAGTTTCATTCCTGGCCCTAGCACGGTCACTTCAGTGTCGAGATATTGACCTTCCCGTTTCCATTCTAAGTCCATCTCACTTTTCCTTGTTGGCGGCTAGGGAACGGATGGCCTTGGAAAGCGCAGTATACCGTTCTTCACATTTGATGCTTTCCCGGTGCGAGCCCATCGTATAAAGCTGGGCACTCATCGCCCTCAGTTCGCATTCCATTTCGCGCAGCGGCACCAAATATCCTTCCACCACCTCCGCCCGCGCATCGTCCGTGGATGGGGTGCGGCCCTGCCGGATCGCTTCCTTGTACGCGCGCGTGAGGTAATGCATCGTATCGCACGATAAAATCCACTCGCTGTCAGCCCGGTTGAAGTGCGCCTCAGAAATAACCTTGTTGAGCAGCGTCTCAACGGTTTCCGCTTCAGTCCGTTCTGTCGTCATGGGGGCGGTCATGGGGTGGGGTCCACCAGTTTTTCCTTGGCCTCTTCCCGAATCTGCTCCAAGAACGCCACAGTGAACGGAAGAGGATAATCTCTGGCGCCAGCAACGGCGTTAATCCAACGCTCAAGAATGAGAAATTGCTCTAGTGTCACTTCGTTTCCCTTCCTTGTTCTGAGGTGTAGCGGGATAGGGCACGGCCGATTTTGCAGTCGGGCGAATGAGCTGCTTCCTTGCGATAGCAGACCGGGCAGCGATCCTCTGGCATCGACCACTCGATGTACCTCAAAGCTTCCGCCAGCTCGTCTACTAGTGGGGTCACGGCGTGCCTGCCAGACCGCAATAGCCGTGAGGCTCAATGACGCCATCCTTGCAGGGAAGTGTATTATACCGCTCGCTTACGTGTTCTCTCGGGTCCCAATTCCACTCTTCCCATTCTGAATGCTTACCCTTGGCCTGGACCATGAAAGTGCGCCTGACATGAGTTTCGCGCCAAGCCATGCAGGCGGACCCGATGCAGGCGCATGTTTCCTTCCAACTTGGATCGCTGGGATCGGCGAAACGCGGGCGCTGATGGCACCATTTCGTCTTAGCTTCGTCCTCGGTCATGTATCTGTCTCCGAAAGAGCGGCGCGGGCGATTTCTCCGTGGTCGCGCGATACATCGTGGTAATATACCGCGTCGTCGCCCTTGGGGTTGAATTTATCTCCGTCAATCGCTTTCTGATTGGGGCCTTGGTAACGCTTTGGGTCTGCGTAGAATGTCAGCGCCTCAGTAAGCTTGGCGACGCGGTCGAGGAGATAGGCGCGGTCTGTGTGCGCTATGCCACCCCTGCTGCACCCAAAGAAATACCCATTGTCCACGCGCTCCTGAACATCAGCGTGCCGTTCCGCAATCTCTTGTGTCCGTGTCATGTTAGGGGCCTATTCGATCACGCGGTAAGCGATGATGTCGCAAACTTCTGGATTGCCGTGCTGCCAGCAGGCTTCAAAATCACCACATTTGCGATAGCCATCACGAAATATGACCTCGACAAATCGGCCAGGAACTGGGTTATTGCCGCCCAACCACGGCGTGAAATCTTCTGGAATTTCGATACTGTAATTGACTGTCATCTCACCCTCTCTTTGGTTGGGAATGGGAGCAGGTCATGCTGCGGCTTCCCACGGCTTCGGTTGCTCGATTCCCAGCAGTACGCGCGCACGGCGCAGCTTCTCGGCCTCGAGGTGAAGCACATGGTGCCAGCGATCCCGTAGTTCGTTCGATTTCGGGAACCAGGGCTTTTCGTTCCGCCATTTACCGATGACTTCGCGCAGATGGACTTCCGAGATGCCGTCCAGATCCTCGGCGTAGTCCTCAAACAACATTGTCCAGCTATCGGCCGGGCGCTCGGAACGGAAATGATTAGCAAGCCTGGCCAAGTGCGCAATCACCACGGACTTCGCGGCCGGCGCCTGCCTAGCCTGTAGATCGGCCTCCATTGCCATGAGAGATGGCAAGTCGGATGAGGTTGTCGGGGACGGTTTCCATCCCCTGCCGTTGTCCGTCGTCCAGACCAGCAGCTCGGCGTGCCCCGGCTGCGAGTTCGTCAAACTGCGATGACTTTGCTGTGTTTCGATCAGGTCTGGCATTGAGGCACCAATTCAAAAACGTCTTTTTCCAATCCAGTTTCGAAGCCTTGGCCCCGGTCTCGGAGGCCCAGTAGGCGGTGAACTTCGTTGCCTCTACCCGCAAACTCGGCGGCGCTCGACCAAGCTCACGGAAACGCTCCTCGACCCAGGGAAACCAATCTGCTGGAATTTCTTGGTCAGATGGCCAGCGAGTACCGCGAATGGCCCGAAGCTTTGAGGCGCTCGCGTCAGCGGGCGCGCCTTCTACTTTTTTCTCTGTATCTGTATCTGCTTCTGTATCTGCCTCTGGGGGCGTTACATCGGCCGTTACTGTAACGTTACATGTAACGTTACGCTTGCGGTCCCTAAATGCAGCAACCCTTTGATTAGGCGAGTCAGACTTGTACTGGGCCTCGTCCCAATCGTGCGGTCGATAGCCACGTTCCGTTTTGTCGAACAGCTTCGCACTCAGCAGCACTTGCATCGTGTCTCGCACCTTTGCCGGCGGCTTGCGCAGCACGAACGACAGAACTTCCAGGTCATCAGTGAACTCGCCCCCATGTTTAGAGGCGAAGCACAGGAGCGTGTGCCAGGCTCGGTACTGCCAGTCCGAAAGCATCTGGACCTTCGGATTGTCCATTGTTGTTTCGTACTGCCTGAACCAACGACCTTTAGCCAATCTGTTCTCCGTCAGTGGACGGATTAAACGTGCGCTCACACGGCGAGCTTTGAAAGTGTTCTGTGGAGTTGCTCACAAGCGCGCCGTTAACAATTTCCGGCTGCCTCTGCGATCTACGATTTCGCTCGCCACGCAGCCGCGCGAGCCCATAAAGGATTGTCGTGTGGTCGAAGCCGGATGTGCGCGCCAGGCCGATCACCGTGTAGTACTGGTTCTCATTGAGAACGCGAGCGAAGGCCTTCCAGCGGACGCGAACGACAGGCTTGGATAGGTGCCCCATAAGCACGCTCTTGACGCCAACGCCCGCGAGAGCTGCCTCGGTGCGGCAAGCATTGATCCAAACATCTGCGGGCGGCTGCTTGGCCTTCCATGCGCCAAGCGTGGGAATTTCGTTCCGCCGAAAGTAGTCGTAGGCAGAAGCCTCGTTAACGCCAACCCGACGCGCAGCCTCAGCAACGTGCACAGTCTTAGCCAAATCTTCCAGCTGCTCGGCCTGCTCTGCGGTGAAGGTCATGCCGCCACCCGGTTGATCTGGATTTCCACACCCTTGATTGGCGCCCACTCCGCTGAAATCTTGCGAACGTGCTTGGCGTTGTCGTTGGCTATGGCGCCAACCTTCACCAGCAGATCTTCCAACGGCTTGATGCAATTGGATGCGTCGCGCGTGGGATGGCTGTCCTCCAGGCGGATCAGGATGTCCACTCGTCCGCCTAGGCGTCCCGTGACCTGAGAACGCAGGATCATGCCGCAGGTATTCAGCCAGTCGCGGTAGCGCTGGGTTTTGACGCGGCCTGCACCTGGCACGTTGCAGTACAGGTTATTCGTGGACGGCGGCATGATCGGCAATTCAAGCCGCATCGCCTCGTCCTTGATTTCCCGGCGTTGCACCGGAACGTCCAAACTAAATCTCATATTCGACCTATGCCCAGCCAGAGCGGTTTACGTTAACGATGCAGGGGAATGCCCCGCAGAAGGTATGCATTGAGCCCAAACCAGATGAATGCTGTTAAGGGCCAGAGATTCACGGGAGGTCTCCCGTTTGGTGGAAGTGTTTTGAACGGCGAACTCATTCGTTGTGCCTATCGACAAGCTGTTTGCTGATTTGTCGCTCGATCTTGTTGGATTCGAGGTCGGCACGGACGCGGGCGCGGAGTTCAGCCAGGGCGCGGGTGTCGCAGCGCGGGCGCTTGGTCTTGGGCGGAATGTGGAGGTGGAGGGTCACAGCAGCGGCCTCCCGCCATGCTTGAACATGAATCGACATAGGGCTTCGGTAGGAAGCGCAGGATCGAACTCCTCGTCCGGCACGATAGGCTTGCCGTCTGTTACGCCTTGGGCGATAGATCGGAAGAGCTTGATGGATTTGGTTTCGAGCGGACGAAAATGCTTTGTGCCGTAGCCGCGCTCGAACGTGCCAGTTTTATATTCTCTTGGCGGCGCGACAAGTTCACAAAGCCGCAGACCAACCTTTCCATCATCTGAAAACACCTCCCGGACCGTGTACACCCGATCTCTTACCGGCCATGGCAGATCGCTATCGGTCCTGCCGTTCGGCCAGTTATCATTTATGCAGACAATCTTCTGCCCGACGAACCACTCGCTCATTCAGCAGCTCCCATTTGCAAATAGCTATTGACCAACATGGAAAGGGCGCGTTCGCGTTCGGGGTTGAGCGTCGTTTCGCAGCCCATCATCTGCATCGCCATCGCGCGCATCTCGGGAATCTCGCGGCACGCATTCAGGAAGTGCGCCAGAGACATGGCATTCATGCCCTGCTTGGCGTTCTCGGCGGCACGGACACTCGATCCAGTCGCTTCCGCAATCTCTTTCGCGGAGAAGTCCTGAAGCACTTCGGCAACGGCGTGGGTTACGTCACGCGTTGAAAAGCGTTCACGAATGGTTTTACGCGGAGCGGCCCGAAAGTTTCGGCGTCCCGACTCCAAAGAAGCTCGCATGTCATGCCCTCTATCGTGGTTGGGCAAGACCGAGGGGTTATGCAGTGAAACGTGACGTGAGCGTACGATTGAGCAGAAAGGCGTTGCAGCGCCAGTTGCTCTTGCTGAAACTGAGGCGGTTGTGGATCCGATCATCGGGCCACCCGCCAGCGGTGAAGCTGATTGAAGTATTGAGCCGCCGTCTGGCCCAGAAGGAGCGCGACAACAAGGCCGGCCAAAATTATCGCGGCGCGGTTTTTAGTCATCGTCACCCCAGGCCCAAGCGAGCGTTCCAAGGATGATCGTGACAATGATGGCGAAGCAAAACGCCTGACCCGATGACAAGTCCAAAGCGCTCATGAGAACCACCCGCAGACGTTTGTAGGTGTTTCTACGTAGTGGGCGTCGCCTTTGCGCACCGCCCTAAACATCTCGACAAGGTTACCCTCATGAAGGCGGGCGTTAGCCGTATAGGGGCGTTGATGGCTCCTGACATTTTTGCGACAAGCTGCTCTGTCATTGAGCGGTTTGATTATGCTGACACCATTGCCAACACCGGACCACGGGCTATTGGTCATACTCGCGTATTTCACCACACTGCGGCAGCACAAGGGTGTGAAATGGTGTCGAACACGCGGCATCGGTGGATGCAGGAAGGTGCTGTCGAGCCCAGCGCCGGACTTGTCCGACCTGGGCATGGTCACAATCGACCGCGATCCCAATGCACTGCATAAGCGCATGGCAGAGACGCGCATGTACCTGGCGTTCCAGTGCCGACTATGCGGACAGTGCGAATTGTCGGAATCGCCGCTGTAGCCAAATTGTGCTACACTGTCACGGATATTCAGATCATGGGGTCCATATGAAACCCTTGCGCATTCGCAATATATCACAGGCCGAAGTGGCGAATTCAGGCCACTCGATCCAATGGCATTTCGTTCTGGAAGATGGAAAGACGTGGGCGTGTGAATGCCCGGCTGACCTGGTACTGCAAATGATGCTGACGTTTCATAACGCGGCATGTGCGGCAGCACGGGAAAGAAGCGCCGAACAATTCGGCCTGACCTATGCTGAGGAAGCGGTAGGCGTGCGCGCAGGCCGTTTGATGCAAGGCTTCGTGCTGGAATTTGCGATGAAACGGGGCTTTCCGATGCAGGTGTCCCTGTCGGAACAACTTGCAAAGGACGCGATAAAGCGGATTGACGAGGCGTTTTCGTTTGCGCCGCCAGAGGCGAAGAATTGACCATCCTCACGCGCTCCCGCCGATAAATTCATGCCAGGGGATGCCCGTAATCTTTTCAAGGCGCTTTGCAGTCTCACGCGACGTGCCGCTTATTCCGCGACGGATGCGAGAAATTTGGGACCGGGAGATTTCGCCACCGGCCTTATCGGCCAAGGCAGAATCCCCTATTCCCCGCTTTGACATCCATTGGGCGAGCTGTGTCATAGGGAAAATGTGCACTAAATGCACGGCTTGTGCAAGAGGTGAACATCCAAAATGTGCATTTGGTGCCATGTTCGACCGCCGCCAGCCCCCGCAAAATGTGCGTATGGCGAAAAAGACAAAAAAGGCCGTCAAAGCCCTAGGGCGGCCCCGGCACTACCTGAGGGAATGGCGGGACTATCGCGGGCTCACGCTGGAACGCCTCGCAGAGCGCATAGGGCTGACGCACGGCACCCTGTCCAAGATTGAGCGGGGAAAGACCGCCTATACACAGCCGGTCCTAGAGGCCCTTGCAGAGGCCCTACAGACGACGCCGGCCGACCTCATCATGCGCGACCCCAGCAAGCCGAACCCTTGGGCGCCACTTGAGGGCGTCCCCGAGGCGGATAGACCGCGCCTCATGCAGATCATTCAGACATTTAAGACGGGAACAGACGGGTAAAAGGCTGTTTTTATTATGATTTCCGCAGCTATTCGCTTCTGTTTGACGGTCCTGCTTGTTGTAGTCCCGGCTGCGGGCTGTAGCCGCCTCTCCGCCGGCCGGGCCGAAGCGGGCTGTGAGCTGGATGCCGTAAAATTTGAGGGCATTCACGCAAAGGATGCCGGTGGCGATTCGCGGTGGTCTGACATTGCCGAGCATGTCGAACTCTGCATGAGGATCCACGGGTTCAAGCAAACTGGCGGCAAAGGCTGCATCGACAATGATGCGTCGGCCCTAGCCCGGTATGTCAGGGCAACCTCCCCCAAGTGCTACAGCTACGATCTAAGCCTCTGATTCAGCGGATTTAGCCAGCCAGACGAAAATAGTGTTCTCCTGGTGCACATTTCGCTAGACAGCGCTGTGCATATCGTGCACACTCTCCCTCACCTGCCGCCTGCTTCGGTAGGGCTCCCGGATGGGCCGGGATTGGAGGGATCGCCGTGGAACAGTCAATTACTGCCGATGTGGCGAAGAAGGTTCTTGAGGTCGTTGATGCCGGTCTCGCGAATGGCCTTGGCAAGCCAAAGCCGGGCCAGATGTGTGTCGAAGCGGCAGTCTGCTACGCTCTCGGACTCCCGCACAGCGATGACCCCAAGTGCGTGTCTCGCGCACTGCGTCAGTTGAAAATCAGGCTCAACGATAGCAATTGGTCGAGCAATGAAGCTCGCGCCAAGGGCCTTCGACGCCTCGCACTGATCCAGTTGGGCAGCGCCGGCACCCTAGATGACCGGGCTTTCGCAAAGCGCGTTGCCGAACTCGCAATCAGGAAGTCCGTCCCCGCCGCGCTGCGCGCTGCGGCTTCTATACAGAAGGATGCGCATCACGCCTCTGCGCTTCGCGACGCTGCGGACCGCTGCGAAAAATCTGGAACAGAAGAAGAAGCGCTGAAAGCGAAAAGTGCCGCCAACGCCGCCAACGCCGCCAACGCCGCCGCCGACGCCGCCGCCTACGCCGCCTACGCCGCCAACGCCGCCAACGCCGCCAACGCCGCCGCCGACGCCGCCGACGCCGCCGCCTACGCCGCCAACGCCGCCGCCGACGCCGCCGCCAACGCCGCCTACGCCGCTCGCGACAAGTCGCTCGCCACGTTCTGCGAAGACGTAGTCCAAATCCTAATCGAGATGAATGTCCCTGGCGTCCAGTGGCTTCATCTCACCGAGATCTGACCCGAACACTGGCCCCGCAGCCAGTCACCACCGGGTTGGTTCTTATCCCCCAGCCCCTTCAAGGATCAATCCGGTGGTTTCTATTTGGAGGATGGAATGAGTGACGCAGCTAAAAACGAAGTTTTGTCCCTTGTTGCCAACCTTGCCGCCGTCGTCCGCGTCCAAAACGGCAACCGGCACAGCGACACAAATTCTCTTTTAGCTCATGCATCGCAGTTTCTGTCGGACGCCGCAATTATCAGGCAACGGGACGGGTTGTTGGAAGCGCTGCAAGACCTGATGGAATACTACAGCGGCGCTCCATATCCCGCCATCGAGCGAGCTAAAGCCGCCATCGCCAAAGTCAAAGGTGACGTATGACCCGCTCAGTCTTCCTTGCACCGCTTGGCCGCTTCTATCTGGTCGAGGTCGATGAAACCACCATCCTCGAAATCAACAACCTCCCTCGCGGCAAAGACCTATCCGAACAGGATGCTATCGAACTCCTTGAACAGAACGAGGATGCAGTAGCGATCTATGAGGTGTGCGAAGGGCGGTTTTCAGATGCGTCTGCGAATATTGCAGAGGTCTGGTTGAAGCAACTCGCGGCGGATTTCGTGCCGGGCGAAACCGACTGGCCCGACTTCATCAAGCGCCACGTTTCGCCTTCGACACTACACGATATCGAGGAAGAAATCTACGCAGAACGCTCTTGGGCTCGTCAGGAATTGAACGAGCGCATTCTTTCAGTGGGGCAGTTGGTATGAAAGAAGTCAAAAAGATTTTCATCACGAGATACGCCCTATCTGCCGGTATCCAAGTTCGCGAGTGCGAGATTACTGGTGACGTTGCAAGGCCGCTTTGTGATGGCTGGCAATTCTTCCATGTCGAAGGAAGGGACTGGCACAGGACGCTAGACGGGGCGATGGCCCGCGCCAACGAAATGCGTAAAACGAAGATCGTATCACTCAATAAGCAGATCAAGCGTCTCGACGCACTGGTGTTCAACGTAAAGGACACAACCCCATGATCGGAGACACAGACTATTCCTGGATGGACGAAGTGACGATACGTCCTCCGCTTCCATATCGAATGAGACAGTCAAGGTTCAGATACGTCTTCCTGTCCCTGTGTGTGGTGGCCGCAGGAATTGGCGCGCTAATCGCAGCATTGCATTTGAGAGGTTAAAATGAACGCGCCTGCCAAGATAAAGCCTGAAGAAGCGAAGCCGGTTCACACGTTCTCGGAGGCCCTAGTCAGGCTTCAGGCCGCAATCCGGCCGGCGATCAAGGATGCCAACAACCCAGCATTCAGGGCGAAATATGCCGACCTGGGGGCTGTGTGGGAGGCGGTAAAGGATCCGCTCAAGGAGAATGGATTTGCGGTCGTACAGATGCCGCAGTTCGAGGGCGACACCATGTACCTCGAAACTATGCTTATACATGAAAGCGGTGACAAGCTGACGGGTCGCTATCCGCTCAGGCCCTCCAAGCCTGATCCGCAAGGGTATGGATCGGCTATCACGTATGCCAGGCGCTACGCCATCAGCGCCATGCTGGGCGTCATCGCTGATGATGACGACGACGGCAATGCCGCCAGCAATGTTGGTCAGCGTACTGTACAGACCGCACCCGCCAAACCAGCAACCCCTCACAATGCCGAGCAGGATCAAGACGTGACCGATGGCGTCACTAACTGGGTAGAAGCTCAGAAGCGCTTCCTCAACGCCTGTGGTGCCCTTCCCTCCGTCTACACATGGCTTGAGAAGATCGCGGGCGCCGGCACGATCACCGACCCAGACACCAGCAGCCCGCTCGACCGCCTCAAGAAGAAGTCGCCCGAAGCTTACGGCGAAATCGTCCAAGCGTTTCAGCTTCGCCTCAGGCAGATCAATTCCAAGGAGAGCAAATGAGCGGTTCGGTCAATCTCGTAATTCTAGTGGGACACTGCGGCAAAGACCCCGAAGTTCGCCGCATGACCTCTGGCGAACCCGTCGTCACCCTGTCCGTAGCTACGTCGGAAACCTGGCGCGACAAATCCAGCGGCGAGCGCAAGGAAAAGACTGAGTGGCATCGCGTGGTTATCTTCAACGAACACGTCGCCAAATTCGCCGAAGCCCATATCGTCAAAGGCTCAAAGGTCTACGTGCAGGGATCGCTTCAGACCCGCAAATGGACCGACAAGGACGGGGCTGAGAAATACTCGACGGAAATCGTGCTTCAGCGATTCAAGGGCGAGTTAACGCTATTGGACGGGAAGAAGGATGGCGGCGAAACGGCGCCAGCGCACTTCGACAAAAAGCATATGGAAGACGAGATTCCCTTTTAATGGCTACCTATCCCGGTATCACCGCGCGCTTCAAACTGGACAATCCTGACCAAGCCGCCGCGACACTCACCGTCACGATGAAGGTCCATCAATGGCGCGATATTGCCAATCAGCTCTCGGCAGAGGCTTACGAAAGCTGGCCGCTGCGGTTGGCAATTTGCGACTTAGTCAGAGAAGCGGAGAAGGTCTTTTATCATCGGGTACCGGAGGAATAAGTGAACGCCTGGTTCATCCGTGAAGACAGCGCACTTCGTCCCTTCGGTCGGGAAAGCGCAACTCTGTTCGATAAGGTGCCTCAGGGCAAGCCTGTCTTTGTGGAGGTGCGCCAGCCCCGCAACGCCAAGCATCACAGGCTCTATTGGACGATGTGCGCGCGGATTGCCGAAGCGGTCGGCTGCGAAGGCGAAGACATTTCCCATATTCTCAAAATCCGCACGGGCCATGTCAAAGAGGTCAAGACCAAGCGCGGCATTGAGGAAATTCCGCTCTCCATCAGCTTCAAGGACATGGATCAGGAGAAGTTCCGCAACTTCTTCGACAAGTGCCTATACGTGATTGAGCATGAGATCGGCGTAGCCCGCCCAGACATTCTTGCCGAGATGAAAGACCTGATTGAGCCGCAGGAGGCTGCATGAGCGAGTGGCAGCCTATAGAGACAGCGCCGAAGGATGGCACGGCGATTCTCGTGAGCGGGCTATCTCACGGCAAGCGGTACATCGACATCAATGTATGGCGCCGCAATGAGTGGCACTGTTTCCATCCGGAAGACAACGGATACACGGTCCCGGTCCTCCCAGCGACCCACTGGCAACCCCTGCCGGAGCCGCCGCAATGACTGGCCGATCCGTGCCGGAATGGATTGGCAAGACCGCCGACACCCCTATCCCTGACCGGGTGAAGCTTCGTGTCTTCGAGAAGCACAAGGGCATGTGCCATATCGCCGGCCGCAAAATTCAGGCGGGAGAGCCTTGGGACGCAGAGCATGTCATCGCGCTCTGCAACTGGCTACCAAGCGACGACGCGCCCCACGGCAATAGAGAATCGAACCTAGCCCCCGCGCTTCGCTCGAAGCATCCCGAGAAAACCGCAGCTGACGTAGCGGAGAAATCCATGATCCATCGCAAGCGATCCAAGCATCTTGGCGTCGCAAAGGCCAAGCGCGGCTTCCCAAAACCTCCACCGGGATACAACGCCTGGACACGAAGGATTGAGACGTGACCGCCATTAGCGCTGATTTTACCGTGAACTCAACGGCTATCGGCTGTGTGAGAAAATCGCTTTCCGATGATCTGCGCGCCGCGAGCATCGTGATCGCAAGCATCCGTCGTCGGCTCGCCAGTGGTGAATACGCAGTGACAGGCAGCGATTTCATCGCGATCACTGAGCTGCATTCCGATACCGCCAATCTCGCGCACGACGCGCGCAAGCATCTTTAGAAAGCGAGCCACCGATGCGGAAATGCACCTGCCATCCTTCTGACCGTCCGCCGCTCTGTCAGGGTCGCTACGCCGCGAGCGAGTGTCAGGCACGGTGGAAGCGCGACCGCTTGTGGCTGTTCGGATGGCTCGCGGCCATCGCCGGGCTAACCGTCATCATGTTTCTCAGCACGTAGGAATGGAGGGACAAGAATGGTCCGGTGCGGTGAATGCCGATATTTTGTTCGCGACGGGAAGTGCGACTTCCTGCAATCCGCCGACGGTAAAGACCCGGCGCGGGCGTTTGCCCATGCCCCCTTCTGGGTCTGGTCGGACTGCTACAGCGACAAAGAGCAAGTTCGCGCGGGCGTCGAAAGTGCCCGTCCTGTCTTTTCACCTAAATCCTAAAAGCGAGCCTGTTTTGAAGAAGCATTGGATCAAGGACAAGGGACTGACGCGGTTTTCCGAAACCGTGACCCATTGCGGCTTGGTCGGCTGGGAAGATGCCGTTGCCTCGCACGAGTTCGTGAATGTCAGTGGCGACAGCTTTGTCGCAGTCGAAAAACTGAAGGGTGTGACTTGTGGCCGGTGCCGCAAGGGCGCCAATGCGAAATCCAACTGAAAGCGAGCGATTGCCGATGATCCTTTCTCCCCGCGCTGCGCTTGAACTCACCGTACCCGGTGATTCCGTCATGCTCGAATTGCAGGACGGGTCAAAGGTTGATGGCGAAGCAAGCTGGATCGGTAATGAAGGCGACGAGCCGCGAGATTGTTGGATGGGATTTGTCGGCAAGGACGGCGTGGAAATTCTTAACGACACCATCAAAGCCGTTCACATCGATATTTAAGGGAGGGATTGCCCATGATGGTCACAGCCAGGTTGACGCACCGAAACGGCAAGATGATGGGGACCAAAAGCGTCCCCGAAGATTGCTTGGCGCTGCGGTATGGCGGATCGACGTTCGTTCGCACCAGCAGCGTCGATGGCGCGAACTCAGCCATCTACTCGATGACTGACACCTATCACTTCAACAATCTCGATCAGGAATAGTGGAGCATCAAATGAGCGAGAGGCAGACCTTTATCACCGGCAACGCGCAGACTGTGACCGACTGCTGCGAAGCAATGCGCGACGGCAAGTCGGTTGCCGTTGTCGTTTCCGGCATCACACTGGAAGGCGAAGTTGTTGCCATCCGCCGCCAGGACGACGGCGATTTCCAGATCACCCTTCAGGAATAGCGGAGCCGTTCATGCCGGGAGAAATCAGCCGCAGCATCGAAGCCAGAGACGACATGCCCTATGTCCCGTCTTGGTGTTACGCCGCCGGGCCGAAGATGTGCCCATGTGGCTGCCACGAAGGCTATCACAACGATGATCGTGAATGCCTGCGCCGCGCGAAATGTGGTTGCACCGGCATACCCGCCGAACTCGTCACCCCGATAGGTGGTGAGTCCACCCTCGGGCTCACGAAGGCCGAGGAAGAAGAAATTCTCGACCGGCCATGGAAGCCGGATCAGGAATAAGGAGCCGCAAATGCAGAACGAAAAGGGCGTGATGCTTTCCAAGATGATCCTGCTGGCAACGCAGCATCACTCGGGGCAATTCGACAAGGGCGGCAGGCCTTACATCCTCCATCCGCTGACCGTCATGCACCGGCTGCGGACTGACGATGAGGAATTGCAGTGCATCGCCGTCGGCCATGACCTGCTTGAAGATACGACCTGCACGGCAAGGGAATTGCTAGACGCCGGTTTCAGCCTCCGCGTGGTGACGGGCATCGAGGCACTGACCAAATCCCCGGACATGAGCCAGGGCGATTATAGGGCTGGCGTGAAGGCCAACCCTGACGCGGTGCGGGTGAAGATGGAAGACCTGCGCCACAACTCCGACATTCGCCGCCTCAAGGGCGTGACCGACAAGGATGTGCAGCGCGTCACCCGCTACCACCAATTCTACCTAGAACTGCGCGCCATTGCGCCAGTCATCCCGTAAGGAGGGACAAGATGCAGCTTAATCCGTTGCGCTGGTGGGGCATCCGACACGTCCGTTGGTACTTCAAATATCAACGTGTTGACCATTGGGTCCGCGCGTGGGGCGGACTCTGCATGAGCGCCAGCGATCAGAAGTATCTCGACGCCGTTTGGCGCGGAAAAAGATAGGAGCGATTGCCATGACCAAGAAACACCCGTTCCTCTCTGCCGCCTCCGCGAAGGCCGCACGGGACGCTGCGCTGGCAACGGCTCCGGCGTTGCTTACCGACCTTGCCTGCATTGCTGCCTTCCATGTCGAAGACCCGCAGGCGCAGATGAAGGTCTATGCCGCCATGAAGACGATCAACGTGCTGGCGGACCTGCCGCCAATGCCGCCCAAGAAGTGATGGAGGGACTGACCATGAGAAAGATTGCCTGGAAATTGCGTTATGCGATCCATGCCTGGGGTCGCGGCATCCCGTGGCGCGCGGCTTGGCATTGCGCCGGCGCGAGCGTCGATGATGACAGCCTGGACCCGTGGCAGCAGCGCGACCCGTTGGAAGAAGCGGACGTTGAAATCTCTTACTGGCGCGAAGGCTAAGGGAGCCGATATGTCGCCGTCCGAATGGATCAGGAAGGTTCTGCGCGAAGCCGCTGAGAAGGCAAAGCTGGAACACGCGCTCGGCCTTGGTCCTAAAATGCCGGATGGCACCTATCGCACCACCAATCCAGACCGGAAATAGGAGCGTTCGGTGCTGAACCTGAAGGACATTGTTTTCGAGGACGGCGATTTCTTCGTGGTGAAGGTCGCCAAGGGCTTTGAAGTGTATCGGTCTGGCGTCACCCACCCGACGCGATGCGCCCAGATCGGCTTTGAAGGTCAGCCTGGGCTTGACCGCTGTAAGGCAGAAATCAACCGCCGCAAAGCGGCTTAGGAATGGAGCGATTGAGCCGTGACTGAGCTAGAAAAAATCCGCGCTAACCCGGTGATGTCAAACCGAGAGAAAATTGCGCGCATCATCTTCTCAAAGCTGAACACTGACCCCGATTGGGATGACGGTTATGAAATCCCGGAACAAGCGGCGCACTGCGATGAGGCGGAGGAACTGTCCCAGCAGGAATGTTTTGAGATAGCAGACGCCATCCTAGCGGCGCTGGAATAGGGACCCGCTGATGCGGGTGCGATTGAACAAGAATACTGCGGAGGTTGTCCGGCTGCGCAACTTGGCAAAACGGATCAGCGATCAGGCCGATAACCTGTCGCCCACGAACAACGTCCACCCTGCGCCGCTCATGCGCCAGTGGGTGCAGACCGTCATCGACATTGCCCAACAACTCGAAGCGAAATAACGGAGCCCATCATGCTTGGCAAAATCCTTTGTTCTGTTGGACTGCACAAATGGGTTAGCGCGTCATACTTCTGCGACCGCTGCGACCGTTGGATAACGCCGGGGCATTGGGCATTCTGGCGTAGCTGGTTTTAAGGAGGGCCAGATGCAGCAATGGATTTACAGCAGCAAGAACATCGCTCCCGGCGAAAGCCATTACGACATGTTGCGCCAGATGGGGCGCGAAGGTTGGGAAGCGTGGCACATCGAAAAGACCGAAAATGGCTGGCGCGAGATTTTCTTTAAGCGCCCGGTCGCGGAATAGGAGCCGATCATGCTGACCAAAGAGTATCTGGCCGAACGCATCGCCTATCACGGTGAAATCGTGGAAGCGCATGTCCTGGCCCATGACCGCGCCTTGGCGACTGACCAGCCACCCAACCAGATCGAACACCATCTGAATACTGCGGCTCGCCATGCCGCCATCGTCACCGCTTTGACCGCCATAGCGGCGGCGAAACCCTGAGGAGCGATTACCGTGACCGCGCAGCTATCAGATACTCAGCCGCAGGCCGCATTCTCGGCGGCCGGCCTCGCGCGCCGCTGGGGCTGCTCAGCGCGGCATATTTACAACCTGATTGGCCAAGGGACCGTGCGCCCTTTTAAGATCGGCAACTTGTATCGTATATCGGCCTCGGAAGTGGCGAGGATCGAGAAATGCGGCTCCAGCTTTACCGGGGAAAGTGGGCAGCCACCGGAAGGACAAACGGCAAGCAGTGGCGGCGGTCCCTGGGTACAGCCGACCGCGCCGTCGCCGAGCGCCGATTCCGAGACCTGAAGGTTGAAGTACCTGGCGACATAGTTGCCGCGTATGTCGCCTCTTACTTGGCCGAAAAGCGCGAAAAGGCGCTACCGTCGATCAAAGCTATGGAATACGCATGGAAGGCGCTGGAGCCAACATTCGGAGTGCTGAGGCCCGATCAGATCACCCGCCAGAACTGCCAGGCATACGCCAAGCGGCGGCGCAAGGCGGGCGTTCGGGACGGAACGGTCATCAAGGAACTAGGATTTTTGAAGGCAGCCCTGAACTGGGCCCGGAAGGGCTCTCAGGCGGTTTTCGAGATGCCTGGGGCGCCCCCACCGCGTGATCGGCACATCACCCTGGAAGAGTTCAATCGGCTTCTGGACGGCTGTCTCCTACCCCACATGCGTCTGTTCTGCCTGCTGGGCTGGTACACCGCCGGCCGAGCGTCGGCCATCCTGGATCTGACTTGGGACCGGGTAGACTTTCAGAGGGGCCAAATCCGCCTGTCCAAGGGCGAGGGGCGCCGAAAGGGGCGGGCCACGGTTCCCATCGCTGATCGGCTGCGCACGGCGCTGTTGGAGGCCCAGGAAGCCCGCACAACCGACTTCGTAGTGGAATGGGCTGGGCAGCAGGTTCGAAGCGTGGCCAGGGGGTTTCGGTCGGCCTGCGTCAAGGCCAAGCTCGATGATGTTTCTCCCCATGTCCTGCGCCACAGCGCGGCAGTCAGGATGGTGGAGAATGGCATCAGCCTGGCAGAAGTCGGCCAATACCTCGGGCATACCGACCTGAAGGTTACCTACCGCGTGTACGGTCGATTCACGCCTGGCCATTTGCGCAAGGCTGCGGAGGCGTTGGGTTAGGGACAGTGCGCTAGTGCGATTGAACTTTTCGGGCGGAACAAAATGCGTTTGTTCTCCATTGGTTTCGCAGAACGTGCGCAGTTTTTCTAGGATTTCCGCGCGGCGATTTCCCTTGGTAAGGGATAGGTCGTGAGTTCGATTCTCACCTACGGCACCATTCGTTTCAATAGCTTACGGGTTATTTCGGGACAGTGCGTCTGGGCCGATTGAACTCTGGCGCCCGCGCCGTCTGCGTGTAAACTGGGGCCCACCGACGCCCGCCATTCACCCTGACGCCGGACTAGCGAAGGGATTCGAGCATGGGTGACCTCAGAAACAAATTCGCGAAGATCCAGCGCGCCAAGGCCGATAAGAGGGCCATGAATCGGTTTCTAGGGCTGCCGGCGGATTTCACACCTTCTTACCCAGCGCCAACACAAACCCGGTGTAGGTGCGGGTATACCTCTGTAGAGAGGCCTCTATGGCATGTGTCGGATAGAGGGGTGAACGGGGTTTATTGCAGGACGTGCTGGCCGGATGGAATTGAGAGGCCTTGAATGATGCGGGCCGGGCTTGATACCGGCTAGCGGGCCTTCCGAGGGGCGCCCTCCGCAACGCTTGGTACTTGCTGACAGCTTTCGCCCGTTCGTTCCCAATCGAAGCCCGGCAACTATCCCGCGCTGCTGTTTCGTGCGCGTCCATCCGCGCCGCCGCATCTGAAGGCCGTTTCGGAGGCTCTAGAACCCCGCATACCTGTCAGCGTCGAGGTGACAGGCTAAAACGGCCCACAGACAAGGCGATGTATTTACCTACCAAATCCACCCATAAAATGCAAGAGCGGGATTCCATTTAAGCCCGATAAATGCTAGGTTAGATGAGAAGTTGGAGGTGCGCGTGGATATAGCGGAGGCCAGGAAAATAGCCGCAATAGTTGGAACCGCCGATGACGGATGCAGCCATTGCGTAAGAGGCTTAACAGATAGGCTAAACGACGCCTTCCCAGATTTTGTTTGGCATCCGACTGATGAGCCACAGCGAGAGATGCCGGCGTTGTCAACAGACAGCGACGACGCCACCACTATAGGAATAGTGGTCGCTGTATCGCGAAAAGATAAAGGCCCCGGCGACCCGCGTTAGCAGATCAAGCCGGGGCCAGTACCGCGCTACTCAACAGCCGGGAGGGGGCCGACCGGAATGCGCGATCTCTAAAATGATTTCCTATCGAAGCCGTGTGCGATGCAGACGCGATCAGCAATTTCATCAAATTCGGCGTTGTGCTGCGTCTTCGGCGTCTCCGACCGATTGATGTGCTGGTACAGATGGATTTGTTCGTGAGCCATAGAGGCCATGAGCATAAAGGTGCTGCCCACGAGTCTTTCAGAGATGGCGATTTCCACTTCGGTAGACCGCCGATACCCCTGCATGTGCGAGAAGCGATCCCTGTAACGCTTTACACTGAATTTCACCTTGCTGGCTGGCGGCAGATTCAGTTCATCAAGTGGCGACGTTGCCCTCAGGTATTCATATGCCCTTGCGAGGTTCATCGGCGTAAGCCGCAGCGTCATGCAGAGAGACGCCTTGCAACAAGCTGGGCATAGCCGCCTATGTCGTGCCAGGAATCGAAATGGTCTTGGTTGCCGTTCAAAATTCGCGACACCTTGACCGCGATATGATCCAGGGCCTCGCGCTGATCTGGCGCCAATTCATTCCAGCGGCCGTTCATTCGAAACGCAGCCTTGATAGCCTGGGCAATGACAGATTGATCTACAAATGAGCCGTACTCGCGGCCACGCTGTTCTAGCGTTCCCTCGATATTCATGTTCCCTCGGATGCGGTTAAATTAGATGTGCCCAGTCGCCGCCGTATTTGGCGCGGTGGTATTGCTGCAAGCTCATGCCGGTATATTTGCGGCACAAATAGTCCAGCGAGAGCGGCATGGGGCAGTGTTCGCCGTTTTGCACCTCGTTCAGGATCACGATACCGCGCCAGTGCCGCTGACCCTGCGCACCGCGATACGGCTCCTCGTGAACGTAGCAGCTGCCGGCCTGAATGCCCCACCATGTCTTACCGTTGCCCATGATCTTGGTGCCCATATCCAAGCCCTGCTGATGGCCGTGGACGAAGGACGCACCGATCTTTGTGAGCTTGTTGACGATGGAGCCACCGATGGGCCGGTTGCTGTGCGATGCCTGGAAGTAATGGCTGTAGAGTATGCCATCTAGTTCAACGACTTTTAGGAAGTCGTGGCGCTCCCAGTCACGAGTATCGCACTGGTCTGAGCCGATAGTGCCAAGCCACTTGGGATTGTTATTCGCAGCGCGGTCGGCGCGTATCTCGTGGTTGCCGGTGATGAAGACCTTGCGCGGATTCCAGCGCGCCCTATGTCTTGTCCGCCTGCGCTCAATCTCCGCATCCATAGGCTTGCAGAGAGTTGCGAATGCGGCATTACCAACCGCAACGTCATCAGCATACCGCGCACCTTCAAGTGGTGCGGAGCCTGGCTCTTCATGCCCGTTAAGGCTAGGATGGTCCCAATGGTCCCCTAGGTGAATGACAACATCGGGCCTATAGTGAACTATGGCCTCTGCGATCCATTCAAGGTGGTCGAGTGGAACGCCGGGACGGACTTGGGTATCGGGTATAATCAGGTGACGCCTTGGCCCCTCAGCCATGTTAATGCCTCACGAATGAGTAAATGGCGGCACCAATGCCAAACAGCCACCCGATCAGACCGCCAACCATCAGGATGGCGTTGAAGGCCCCGCCCCCCTGCGCAGCTATCTTTTCCAAGGCTTTGATCGAGTCTTTGATTTCCGAAACATCGCCCTGGACCGCAGACATTTCGGCCTCAAGGCGGGCCAAGCGTTCAACATCACTATGCGGCATAGGCCGCCAAGTCTGGCGATTGTGCCGGTTTCTGATATGACTCATTCGCCATGTTCAGCCTGTTTAAGAGGTTGGGGATGGAAGTCGGGGCCGCTGTTCTTCGCGGGAGAGCGGCCCCGGCGCTGTGTTACTTCGTTGCGACGCCGTTGAGCTTCTCATACATACGCATACTGCCAAGGCCCAACATGCCGGCAAGCAGCGTCAGAAGCGTTCCCATATCGAGGCTGGGATAATCTACGATGCGCCCAAACCACTGCGACAAGAACATGGCGAACGGACGGAAAATAAACTGAGACAGAAGGCCGAGAGCGCAAACCCAGCCAACGGCGGGCCGCCAACCGGAAACGAACAGATTTGGGTTAGCCGCCTCGGCCGCGTTGACGGCGTTCTGCGCCTTGGCGATGTCCGTATCAGCCGTCAGCTGCGCCAGTTCGCCAGTCTGCGTCATCTTCAGCAGCTCAAGCTTCGCCGCGTCTTTTTGCGCCGGGTCAGGCCAGAGACGGTCGATCAGCTTACCACCGATGTCGAGCGCGGCAGAGATTGGGTCAAATGCCATTATTCAATCACCTCAAGGATTTTGTCTTTGCTGGCCGCGACGGCCTTGCGCAAAGCGGGGCCGATCACGATGCAGCCGTGCGATGCGTCATGCTGTGAATTGTCGCCATGAATGCGAAACAGTGAGCGGCCGAAGGTGTTAGTACCTTCCAGTGGGTCCAGGTTCATTACGCACGGGCCAAGATGCGGATGGTCGTATGCGGGGCCGATGCTGTATTTGCCGATGGGGATGGGGCCGACGCCTTGAACGGCAATCATTTTTGGGTTGTTGCGGCCTTCGTCACGGCCGGAATAACCTGAACCAACCCGCAAGGCGTCATGTCCGAGCCAGCCGGTTTCGATGCGGTAGAGCCAAGGCATCGCTAGCCAATCCTCCACCCTGACCCGTCATGGTAGACGGGCACATTGTTTGATCCGCCGCCAACCGCAGAGGTGGCGAACGTCGTAGAATTGGCGTCTGATACGAAGGAGCGAGCTCCCTTGGCGCCGGTCGGGAGCGTTCCGACGGTATAGACCTTCGTCCCGAGCGTTCCGTTGCCAGTCGCAGTCGTACCGCCGATGATAAGGCTGCCGTCAGTCTGAACGACGGGGCCAAGGATTGAATCACTCGCGTTGTAGGCGATGGTGAGCGCGGTTGTGCCGTGACCGGAGCCCGGTCCCATAAGCCACGCTTTTCCGCTCGCGGCTCCGTCGATAAAGCGTATCGAATCGCTGCTTACGCTATTATTGGAAATGTTGAACTGGCTTGTGAGAGCTGCACCACCAACGCCAGCTTTGCCAGTCACCGCTAGCGTTGACGAGGCAGAGGTCGCCCGTGTGAGCGTGATATTGCCAGTCGATGTACCGCCCAGGGTAATCGTACCGGACCCCTTGGCATCGACTGTAAGGTTTTCATTTGTACCAGACGAATTTACCGAAATGGAGGCGCCTGACGCAGCCGCCCTGCCCGTGACCGTGATGCCAGTAGCGGCGCTTGGCGCAGATCCATCGACTTTTAGAGCGGGGTTGGTAGTTCCATTTGCGCCGACGCTTAGACTGGTGACAGTCAAATTCGAAGACGGCTTCCCGCCGGCGCTCCAAGAGAACGTAAAGAAGTCAGTCTGCGTGGCAAAGTCATCCGAAAGCGTCGAAAATCCCAGAAAGCCGGATGCGCCATAGATGACAGAGTTTTTCAGATTGGTGCCGGCACTGCTAGTGGCAAACTGAAATGTCGGCTGCGAACCGTCGCTAACACCAGGAAAGGAAGTGCCCATGCTAATCATGGTGAAAGCGCCGGGCCAAGGTGTACCCGTGACGGGAATTTGGCTCAGATAAACGGTAATAGTCTCATTGGCGAGCGAGCCGCCATTGTCCCACAGAACCTGAACATTCGTATTCGTGGAGAATGAGACACTGGAAATGGTGCCATAGATGGTGCCAGTGGATGAGCCGACAGCCTTAACGCGGCGGTACTTGTGATAGACTGTGCTGACATCTACGCTGTTGATGCGAAATGCGTTGCCGCTGACGTAGACAACCTTGCCAACATCGGTGCCGTCACCAGAGCCGTAGCGGAACCAGATCAGATCGTTGAACGCAGATCGCGCATCCGCCATGTTTGCGCGGGCAGAATTGTTCACAACACCGGGGTTCATCCCCTCGTCCCAGTTAATGCCAGTGTTGGCATTGATGTTGTTCGCGGCAGTTGTGGAATAGGTATTGTAGCCAGTCATGGCGATTTGCGATTACCTATGAAATGGGGTAAAAGACCCTTCCCCTAGGAAGCGGCCCGTATGGAGCTCTCAACGGCTCTCGCCATTGTGATTGGAACGCCAATTCAGAAGGCGTTCGTGAAGTTAGTTTTGCGAGCCAGCGAGCGAAGGCGCCTGCGTCGAGCTGATAAGCGCGAGCGGAAGGCGAAGCGGACTTAGGGCCGAAGCCGCTTGTGGTGCCCACGCCGGGCGTGAGCCGCTTAATGCGGCGCGCATCGCGACTTGGCCGGGTTTGGTATAAAGAGCCGCGCCCAACGCTGCCGGGATCGCCATAGTTGGCGCCACCGTCGAGCCGCCAGAAAGAAGCAATGGCAATGAAGTAGCCAGCGCCCTACCCGTGGTCCCGGAATCAGGAACAGAACTCGGAAGAACTTGGTTTGCCGCGTCTGACAAGTCCTGATTCAGTGCCTTGCCGCGTGCGTAGGCATTTTTGCCAGCGGTCTTATCCATTGCCTTTACGGCGTTGGCATACTGAGGTGCAGTAAATACGCCGTCCTTGGACCCGACAGAGCTTGCCGCGCGACGGATGCGGGCATACTGAGCAAACGCTGCATTGGTGTCTTTAAGCGTTTGGGCTTGGATCGGGTTGCTGCGCTCAAGCATGTCATTAAAGGCCGACTGGGCCTCGGTGACGAGGTGGCCAAGCGCCTGCTCGTCAGCGTCACCGCTGCTGAGCTTTTCGCGCGCAATTTTTCCGAGATTTTGCTGAGCATCCTTCAGTGCGTCGCCAGTGAGCGTGCCAGACTGTACCCGGTCCAGGATTTGGGCCTTCAGCACATTGTTGAATCGATCCAGCGTATCCTGCTTGGCGCCTAATCCGATTGCGTTTGTCCCGATAGCGTTGATGTCTGATGCGAACTGATGGTCAAGGACACCTGTCATATTCGACAATGTGCTGTCGTAACTGTCTTGGATTGCCTTATGGACAAAATCGACACCCTCGCGGCCGACGGGCACATTGCTGGGAAGCTGCTGGCCAATGGGCTTCAGGGAGTTGTCAAGAACTGCACGGTTGAACCCCTGCACACTGTCCGCTTGGGCACTTTTAATCATGTGCCCGACGACCGGCAGCGACGTAAACTTGTCTTCAAAATCCTTGGCAACGCCGCCAAGAGTCTGTCCGGGCGTCAGGGGTATTTTGGCCGCCATTAGCTTCTGAACAGCGGGGGAAAGCGCAGGAGAAATAATCTTTTGAAGGCCGCCAAGGGCCGCATCCGTCGTCTTCCCAAGAACTCCGCTTACAGCCGCGTCACCAGCGATCCCTAGAGGCGTCTTTTTGTCCGACGTCAGGGCCCCGAGGGCCGCGCTGCCGCCGAACGCACCAAGCGGTGCAAGGCCGACCATTGCAGGAACGTCGCCCGCGATTTTGCCTAAAAGGCCAGGTTCAGCACCGCTCGGATTTGCAGGGTTGCGAAGAGCGTCGGCAGATTCAGCGAGGCCGTGGCCGCCAGAGATAGCACGGACAATTGCATCAGCCCCGGGGATATATTTACCGCCAAGCTCAGCGGCATTGCCAAGAAGCTTGCCGACACTCTGCTCGAAGCCAAGCGACTGACTTGTGTGCGTCGTACCGTCATTTAGCTGCGCTAGAACTGCTTTATCCGTCACCGGCTTCATGCTGGAAGACTGTGCGCCTAGCTGCTCGAGGACTTCTGGATCAGTTACCGGCGTCATTCTTCCATCCACTGACCATTGACCTTGTGGTAGGTCTTGCCGCCGATTGTCTTGGTCTCGGTGACGCCGCCTGCACCATGCATCTCAAGCTGGGCGCGCGTTTCCGGGGCCAAATAATCCTCGAAGTCGTTGAGCCCGGTGCTTTTCTGGTACTGCTGGTGAAGGCCGCTTAGCTGGCCCGCCATGAGACCCTTGTAGGTCTGGATGACACCGGCAAGCTGCTGAGGCGAACTCGCAGCGCTGATATTGCGGGCAGCTTCCTCGCGGTCACCAACGCCGCCACCGGCGCCAACAATGGCCTTCACGATTTCATCACCAACGAGCTGCTTGGCTGCGTTGAAGTTGGTCGGGGCCGGGCGACCCGTCTGCTGGCCGATAAACTGACCGATGCGATTGACGGCCTGAATATCACCATTGCCCAGGGCCTGCGAAAGCTGACCGAGCTGATCGAGATGCTGCACGGCGACATTCAGGCTGCGAACGGTATTGCCATTCTTGCCGGTGGCGAAATCATTGCGCGCCTTGGTTTTGGAGCCGTACTGCGTGGCGTCGTACTGCGGGTTGTACTGGTTGACAGCGCTGGCAAGCTGGGCGCCGTAGGGCGAGCGCATTGCCATGCCTGTTAGGGGCGCCTGACGATACGTAGCAATGGCCTTCACGGTGCTTTGCAGGTTCGGGGGGAGAGTTTTGAGATAGGCGTCGCCCGTTAGCGGCTGACCATCGGCACCAGTCGGAACAGAGGCGGCCTGATTGCCACCGCTGTAAATAACCTTGCCGGTGACGGGATCAACCAGCGTTCCGCCGAACCCGACTTCTGTCGGCTTATGGAGCTGAGCCTGCGAAATGCCGATTTCTGCCTTTTGGTACTTCGTAAGCGGGGCATCGGCCGCGATCTGGCCTTCCTGACGCTTGATGCCAAGCTGCTGATCGATGGCCCCCTGCGACAGCATATCCGAGCCCTGCTTCACAACCGGGTTGCCGGAGATGTCCTTGTAGACCACGGCATCGGGCTTGAAGCCCATCGCCTTCTTTTCGTCGGAAGTCATGGGCGTAAGCGCCGCATCCTGAATGCTCTGCTGGCGCTCGGCGTTCTTGGCCGCCAAGTTCAGAAGCAGCGGCATACCAACGGACGGGTCCGCGTTCTTCAGCAGCGGCAACAGGCCAGCGGCACCCGAGCCAAGCATCTGACCAGCGGGGCCATTGTATGAGATACCACCGGGGGCCGGGGCCGTAGCACCGCCACCGGGAAGCGACAGGTTTACCGGGGGACGCGCGGCAGGGGCCGGACCACCCGGCAACTGCGGAGCGGTCGCATCCAACTGCGTCATGCCCGGCGCAACACCGGGAGCGCCAACCGTCGGCGGCGTGGGCGTACCAGAGCCGATGAGCGAGCGAAGCATCGCCTGATAGCGATTGCGGTCACCCTGCTGGGCAATGACGTTGTTGACGGCCTGAAAGAATGGATCCCAATTGTAGCTAACCGACATGGATTAAAGGTCCAACAAGCTAGAGAACAGCGAGCCGCCCGAACTTGTCGGCGCTCCCAACAGGCTGACACCCGCACCCAACAGGCCGGGAACGATGGACTGGGACGGCTGCGTGCCGGTCGATGTTCCGCTGGTAGAACCGCCAAGGCTCCCGAGGCCCGAAACGACACCCGCGTAGTTGTTGAGCAAATTCCACGGCTGGGTTTGGGTGTAGTTGTAGCGGTTCAGTAGGTCGCTGATATTGGCTTGGTTCTGGTTCTGATATGCCGTGCCGACATTCAGCAGGTTGTTTAGATCGGTGTAGTCCTGATTTGCGAGCGTCGGCGCCAGTGTCGCGGCAGCGATGGACTGGCCAGCCTGCGTGTTCTGGGCATTATTCAGCGACGTGGCGGTGCCAGCCCGGAAGTTCGCCTGGTTCAAAGCATTCTGGGAAAGCTGGCCGCCAGCATTCAATAGATTGGTAAGCTGGTTCTGCCCCATGCCGCCAAGAAGACTGGTGAGCGAGACGTTGCGATTGAGGTCGTTCGCGGACAGGTTGCCGGCATTGGCAACGGCATTGTTCTGAGAGTTATAAGCGTTGATGTTGTTGTTGACGGCCTGGTTGTAGTTGCTGCCGTATATGTTCGCGGCCAAGTCGCCAAGATTACGGGTAAGCGCCTGCTGGTCTGCAACTGATCCGGTACGCCCGCCAAGGCCAAACTGAGCCTGTACGGCGTCGATGACCGGATTCGATGCCGCCTTGAACATGCTGTCCAAATACGGATTGACGTTCGTCGGGTTGGTGCTGGGGCCGCTCTGCGCCATCTGCTGGGCTTGGGGAAGTGCGGCGTTCCGCTGACCGATTTGGGATTGCGTCAGGCCAGCATAGGGATTCGCCTGCGTGGCCTGCTGGGTAAGGGCGCTACCGGGATCATTGTACCCCGACAGAAGGCCTTTCAGCGCATCCTGGCCGGGAGTGGATTGCGGCTGCACGAGATTCATGACCGCATTATTGGCCGCGTTGACGACGGGCGAGCCGTTAATGGCCCTCTGTTGGGTCAGGTCTAGCCCAAGCTGTGTCGTATCACTGAGAGGCGCAACCGTGCTGAAGGGCGCATAAGAAGAGCCCTTGTTGTACAAGCCCTGCGCCTGGCTCATGAGGTCCGTCAGGTAAGGCTGAGAGCCTGACCACGGAGCCGAATTCTGAATGGTATTGGTGGAAGTCTGGCCGCCGCCTGAAGACATTAGAGTTTTTTCGCCATCACATAGGAAGCGAGCCGGTAGTCATCCAAGAACTTGGTCCACCCTTTGCGCGCAAAAAACCTGATTTCCTCGCAGCCCTCCTCTTTCGCCCACTTCTCGAACTCGCCGCGAAGATCAAAGAAATCCTTCATGTTCGCGCCACCGAACAACTCGATGTTGGCAATGAACTTGCCGGTCACGAACTTCTGAAGCGAGGTTACGCCGGCCGCAACGATCTGCTTTT